TAACACTACCTGTTATTGTAGAAAGATATCTATCAAGGCATGCCTTTACAGTCTCTTTTCTATGAGCATCTGACATTACTATAAGACCTTTATAAGTACCTGTCTTTGCGTTAAAGGGTGAGGAACTTCCTCTTGCGACTGCCATCAAACCTCTATCCATTGTAGTAGGGGTATTTGTAGTCATAATTTTTCTTTGATATATATTATAAACTGTTGAAGTATCGTCTGCCCTAGTATCGGTCATAACATTTGCAACCGCAATAGCATAATCACTACTTGGTGCTGATGAACCTAAGTGAAATGTTCCAGGATAGTTTCCTGCATATATAATTTTAGCAAGTTCTTCGCCGAGTTCTAATTGGTCAGCATCATTAAACTCTTGTATTCTTATTCGATTACTTACTTCGTGTTGATATAAAGGATGACGGAAATTAGAAGGTTCACTATATGTAGCATCTTGTTGATATATAGTTGTATTTGTTGTTGTAATAGCAAGGTCGCCTGAACCATCAGTTCCTTGATCACCTACGTCCCCTGATTCACGACCCGTGTTAGTGAACGTCCCTATACTCAAATCGTTTGTCTGGTTTGTTTTACCAAGAGAACCAAGTACTGATTCACTATAAGTTCCTGAAGCAGTCTCTAACTCTAACCCCGCAAGATATGCGAGGTATTTGTATTCATTATTTACGCCAGTAGTTATTATCTCCTGAACTTCAGGTTCACCTACAGTTTTTTGTTTTAATGGTACCTTAGGCATAAACTAATCCTAGTTCAACTGTGTCCCTGAAGCGTTAAATACTAATGGAACACTTAACTTTAATTGATTTATCGCAGCAACAAGATTACCTTGTTCAGATGTAGTTAAACTACTAAGTGTACCTATGGCACTACTATTTGTTGAAACAGACGCTGCGGTAGCATAGTGTGCACTACTTTGACCATCGAGTAAGTCAGCATCTAACCCAGAACCTGCACCATCAACAGTTTTAATTGCGGTCAGTAACTGAGCAGGACTTTCATAAACGTTTACTTCAGCACCTGCCGAAATAGCATCTAATTTATTTTTTAAGGCGTTCGTAAAATTATTATCGGTTGGGGTATCAAGTACGAAATTAATATCACCAGTAGTATCTTGATAAGTTACTGTAATTCCAGTTTCAGTACCACCTAACATTCCACCAACTATGTCTTGTACTTGTTCATTAGATAATTGCGTATTAGTATCTGTTGATGTGATTGTGATTGTATTTGCATTTGTTTGTGAAACAGTTGTTGCACCACCACTCGCAAATTTTACATTATCTGCTGCTGTTGCTGTTGGACCAGAACCACCTAATCTAAGATTAGCACCACCAGATGTTGTTTGCGCTGAAACATCGTATGTATTTTGCGTATTAGTATCTGTATCTAAATCCCAAGGCACGTTAACATACATTTTATCGTTATTATCTAATTCAACAGGATAATTTTTACCATTTTCAGAATATCCAATTTTAACAAGACCTAGTGTATTGTTTGTTGCAGTTGTATAAGTAGTATTAGTATCTGTAGAACTAATTACTCCACTTCCTGAAATACTTATATTGGTTCCTTCTGATATTTCGCTCAGAGTTACATCTGCACCATTCGCGATACCACTTAACTTAGTAGTGTTAGTTCCAATCTCTCCATGAAGTTCATTTATTGCGCCTACAACATCTGAATCTTCACTTGTTAGTAGTTGAGTAAGTGTACCTATTATGGTGTTGTTTGCTGATGCACCATTGCTGTTGATTTGATTTATGTCGCCTTGTAGTTCATTAATTGCGGCAACTAAATTAGTTCCATCAATATCAGAACTTAAACTACCAATTGTACCTATAGCGGTAGAGTTTGCGGATACAGCAGCTGCTGTACCATAATATGAACCATGTTGTCCATCTAACAAGTCAGCATCTAATCCTGAAGTTGTACCATCAACAGTTTTTATTTTAGTAAGTATTTGTGAAGCAGTTTGGTCTGCAGTAGCATTTGACTCAACACCATCTAACTTAGTCTCTTGCGCATCTGTCATGAACCTTTTATTAGTTGCATCTGTCATGTTAGCAGTACCAAATATAGGTGACGCGCCAGAGATAACAGATTGGTCTAATGCTTTTACATCTGCTATAGATGCTAACTCTGAATCCATTAGAGCACCTGCTGAAGTTACATTATCAGTGTCGGTTACGTCAGCATTTGTCTCAACACTGTTTAACTTGGTTTCCTGCGCATCAGTCATCAACCTTTTATTGGTTGCATCTGTAAAGTTTGCAGTTCCAAAAGTAGGAGTTGCTCCAGATACTACGGATTGATTTAATGCCTTTACAGAAGCACTGTCTGCTAACTCTGAATCCATAAGCGCACCAGCAGCAGTTACATTATCAGTATCGGTTACATCAGCGTTTGTTTCTACAGTATCCAACTTAGTACCATCTACAGAAACATCTCTTCCATCCACAGTACCTGCTATACTTATGTTTCCACCCATAGTGACATTCGCATTAGCAAAAGTTATTGCGGCATTACCTCCGCTTTTGATTACTGAAGCAGCACCAAGTTCTACGTTATTTGGAATTGAAACACCGCCAGCAGTCGTAGCAAATTTACTAGTACCATTATGATATAAATTTACTGAACCTTCGCCTCCACCACTATAAGTGAAAGACGCCATATTCTCGTCTTCAGATTTCGCTTTTATATATATCGAGTCGCTTTTGATTATTGAGTTAGTAGCGTCGTGTAAAAGTATTAAATCTGCACCTGTACCAACTTGTATTTCTTTATTATCTACTAGAGTTAGGTCTCCTGTTAACGCAGTAGTTGCGGCATCAAGTGATATAGTACCGCTTGCATCGATTGTAAATGCTCCGGAGGTAACATCAAATGCGTTTGAACCCGCAGATATTTCAAATTCAGATGCATCAAAGACGTCTTCTATTGAATTAATTGCTCCAACAATACTGGTTTTAACAGCGGTATTTAAATCCCCAGTTGCTCCTATGCCAGAAGAAACTGTATTGAATTTAGTAACTAAATCCGAGAAGGTATTTGTAATGATAAGTTGTGGTTCTGGTGTATACTCTGCCATTATAGTTTCTCTATTATTGTGTTTAAGAGTTGTTTCATCTCAGAGACATCTGTCTTAAGCTGTTCGAACTCCATTTCCTTTTGTTTTCTTTTTAGTTTTCTTTCTCGTGCGGTTTGTATTTCTTCTTTATTTATATTAACAATCCCACCTGTTCTTCTATTACGAGCAAGACCTACTCCATTTTCAACACGTATTAAGTTTGAATTCATTATACTGCCATTGCTATTGACCTAAAGTCTTTAAATACAGGAGGAGCACATGAGTTAGTACTTGTCATAACAATTTTATATTGATATTGAGTAAACTCTTCAATGTCTCCACCTTGACCACCTATCAGATATCTATACTCACGGAAGTTTTTATCATCTGTAGGAATAACCTGTTCTCTTGGCTCTAATGTCCAATCTATATCAAGAATATTTTCACCATCCTGTGCAGTTCTCCAATATAATTCAAAGTCAGCACCCTTCGGTCTTAATGCCGATAAAATAACTTTTAAACCAACAGAAGTATCTTCAAGTACTTGAACTGAAGATATATGTTTCGCAAGAGAAGAACCTCCGGAGGACTTAGTTTCTGGAACATAATTCAACGGAATATTAAATCCTGATGCTGCTGTTGAACCTGATATTTGTCTATCGATAAGATTACTTATAGTGGTCAATGAAGACCTTTGGCCATCTATGATTGGCGATACGTTTGAGTTAGTTGTCGACAATTTAATATTAAACGTTGTCGAACGCTCTCCAGCCCCAAGTTCTGAGGTTTCTTTGGCTTCATTAGCAATTAATTTTGGAGAATCAAAATAGTTTTCTTCTCCTATTACAATATCAGAACTAAAAGAACTAGATTTTGTATATGGAGCTTCAGAACCTGCGAAAGACACGCCTGACATAAATTTAACACTACAAACTATATTAGTGTCATCTGGTATTATTGTTGTGAAATTTGGAACGCAACCATCAAACGGTATTTGTCTATTAGTAACCATAGTGGAACCACCAAATCTACCCGAAGATGTCGCGGCACTATCAGCATTAAATTTAAGTCCAAATCCATCTGATACAGTAATAACTCTACTGCCCATTATAGATGACCCTAATATTCCGTTATATACTGTATCAGAATCAAGACCTGATATATTTATTGATTCAGATATATTAGCTGGAGCATCACCTTTAATATATCCGTGGTTTGGATTATACATAGTTATTGTATTGCTTCCTGAATCGGAATATAAAGCATTAGGTATTAATAATTCTTTTGGCGCATCACCGTTTTCGAATACAGCATTACCGCCAGCAGTATCAAATATTGCTTGATGAATCACAAACATTAAGTCTTTCGTTTGGTCTGGTTCCCATGTAGAACCATTCTGAGACTTAAATAATGACCCCATAGCAGGTTGTCTATTAATACGTTTTTCTGTTGAACCCAACTCAAACTCATATGTTTCTGCAACATATGCTTCGTAGTTAGTTGACTCAGCAAGAAGAACCATAGCATATTCTGTATCTGGATTCAAGAAGATAGGTTCATCAAACTCAAAGGTTGTTGGCGCAGCAAGTACTTCAGCTGAAGTCTGTCCTGCTGGTAATGCTACCGCAGAAGCTGAAACAAACTTAACAGCATTAGAAATAATATCTGTTGAAGAAGGATGTCCATTTATCATAGGTCTAATTTCTAAGGCAACAGCAATTGAATCATCTTTAGTTTTAAAGAAACAATCTATCTTAGTAACGTACATACCTGAACCTGTTGGGACACGGAAAGACTGAGCAAGAGGGTCTCTATGCGTGGCTGGTTGTGTCCTAGTCCTTATCATTGGTCTAATTATAGTTGTACGAGTTGACGTCACAGTCTGTTGACGAGTTTCTAGAGTTCCTTGCGCGATATAATTAAATCTTGCTGAACTTGTAGCAAGGGAATCATCGTTTTGACTAATATCAAGAAGTTTAAACTCACGAGTACCAGCACGGAATCTAACACCAACATCCTTGTTTGTATCAACAGGAAGTGGGTCTCCATTTTCATCTCTTGGAACAGGGTTACAAGGAATAAAGAATGAACCTTCTATTTTACCGTCAACATCTGAAACTAAATTTGTTGACCCATTCGGGTGTGATGTTTTGTCTCTATTTAATTTATGATCAACTCCATCAATTAACTTTCTTGCTTCAGCAGTAAGAGCAGACATTCTTATGAACGGCTCAGTCTCATGTTGTCTTACAAAAGCATTTACTTGTGTATTATCAAAGAATGGGAAGTATCTTGTATTCGGTCTTAAACCTTCTGCCTTGAAGAATACTTTTCTTGAACGAATAAAGGGTAAGAATGTCAAGGATACTTGTCTATCCCCTGTAACTTCACGGATTGTTTGAGTGCTTATAACAATACGAGGAGAGAAAGGTAAAGAAAAGTCTTGCGCTCTTCTGGATGTTTGCATAGCAACATTACCAATACTACCAAGGAAACCGCCACCATTTCTAATAGTTGGTGGAGGTGTTATAGGACTTCCGTTCCAGTTCCAAGTTCTTGTTCCGTTAAATCCATTAAATAGATTTTGTACATATGGGCCATACCCTACTATTGGGAGAAAGTTTTGAGTAGAACTTCTCATTGGATAAACTCTGCCACCATCGTTAAGGTCGCCTAAATCATCTATCGCTGTTTCTTCAATAACATTTTCTGGAAGGAATACTGTGTCTTGCCACTCATCAGAGGCAGGAGACATTGTAATATTACCTATTCCTGTAAGTACTGCGAATGGATTTACGTTTTCTGAACCCGAAACTCTTTTCTGAGATATAGCTGAGTCTTCACTATATTTTATATAAACAGTATCGCCTTTTAATATAGTGTTTGTAGATTTATCTGAATCATACACCAAAGAAATATTATTATCATATTGTTGAGGTAATAATACTCCTAGTGACGGGTCAATCGCAGAACGATTATTTGGATTTTGTCCATCAATAAATGCTCTGTTTTTAAAGTTATCTACAAAGAAACCTGACTTACTACGTGGATTACCCGCAGAATCTAATACAAGTATAGATGAGGTATCAACTTCTAATAAAGATAATGACGTAACTTCTTCAAGTTTATCTATTCTCTTTTCTAAATTAGATATATCTCTCATAGTAAATCGTTTTGATTCTATTGGAGTTACAGAAGTATCTTTAGAATTTAATCCATATCCATTATGATTTAAATTAAATAACTCTAAAGAATTTTCTGGAGCAGAAGGAATTTGAGTATTAAATCCTGGCTCGCCCTGAACCAATTTAACTTCACCTTGTGTTGTTATAAACACTTTATCTGCTCTTGGTAGATAGTATTCTATATCAGCTTGGAAAGCGTCACCATTCGTTGGTAGTTCATTTATTGCTACTCCTGAACCTACGAATAAACCATCTGAGTCAACCGAAGAACGGAAGTCTATAACATCACGTAGATTAATAGAAGTTCTATTATTTGGTTTAAAGTCTGGTATATTTTCATAAGCAACCGTAGACGCTGTTCCGTATGAATTAACTGAGAAGAAATCTCCAGTACCATGTGTAAAGTGTCTAAACTTAACGAAAACATCTCCGGAAGGAGCAGTAGTTCCGTCATTAACAATAAGTCTTGCGTTTGCGTAATGACTTGCTCTTTGCCCATTATCAATAGTGAACCTAGAACTTAAATCTATACCATCTGAATCTGTTTGTTTTATTGCAATTACATCATGTAAGTCTGTCGCATGTAAATCTATGAAAGAAGCGTCACCATCTGTTGTAATTGAAGCTGTTTTAGTTATTACTGAACTAAGAGACTTTTGTCTAGGTTGAGGTGTTCCTTTGTTTACCTTTACATATAGTGTTAGAGCTGTATTCGGTAATCCCGCAAAGGTTAAGTTAGCAGTTCCTGTTCCTGTAATACTTGTCGGAGTTACCACAACTCCAGTATCAACGCGTGTTATTAAAATCTGACCTGTATTAACAAAAGTCTCGCCGCTAGTAGTTAAACCAATAGTAAGCGCTCCTCCAGATGGAGTACCTGTAATAATCCTTTGAACTTCAAAACTCGCGTCTGTTAATATTCTTGGACGAGGATTGTTTGTCGGATATACAAGATTTACTTTATTAGTTTCTTTTAGTATTGATTTTGCTGGACTGCCTTCTTGTAAAATAACAGCGAAATTGCTAGTATTTAATCCGATTGTTTTAACATTCCTTAATGATTGTCCACTGCTCATTTTGATATCAAATAGATATACTTTGAAATTGCTTCCATCTTTTTCTACATATCTTACTTTAGCAGTACCTATAGAATTACCACTTGGGTCAGATGTAGATGTAGATAAGTTAACTGTTTCAAAGGTTGCTATATTTAATTTACCTTTTAACGAAGAGCATATAAAATATGAACCATAAGTTAAACCAACTGTATTATTTTGAAGAGTAAGAGTTGTTTGTGGTTTCGGGACTACTAATGAAATTGGTCTATCATTAGTCGCACGATATCCGTTTACATATGCTATGCCGCTTGAAATATTAACTAATATATTTTCCCCACTATCTGATAATGAAGCATTAAATTTCTTTGCGATATAATTACCTGACTCTTCTTTAGTTCTTTCGGCAAGAAGGTCGGTTATTTTATTGTAATCATCTGTACCTGATGCTTGATCAACTATTTCTCCATTTACGACGTGACAATAGAAAACGAAATTTTCGTCTGCAGCTATTTGGTCTTGTGTTGTAAGAGTTAGTTTGATGCGATATCTATCTGCTCCTGGAGAAGTTACATTCGGAGTAACTCCCTGATTATCAAATAACGCAGTATCGTCAGCAGTAGTAACAATATCTTCTGTTATTTTAAAACCAACAATTTTAGTAGCATTATTTGTATACTTAGAAAGTATTAAACCTTGAGGGTTAACGAAAACGAAGTGACCTCTTACAAAGAAATCTCCTCCATCATTATGTATTTTAGAACCTACTCCTGTAGAAGGGTTTGTTGCGTTATTAATTGTTTGTACTTGAAGGGTTGTACTACCATTACTTATACTTTCGCCTGTATTAAATCTTACAGCTGTTGTTCCTACCGAACCACCTGAAGTATTTGTATACTGAACATAAAGTGTTGCTGGGTCTGTATCGGTAGCAGCAACAACTTCTAATACTCTTGCCTTAACTGTTGAAGCAGCACCTGTAAATTCTGTACCAACCAGAGTTGTAGGGTCTGTAGGTAATACGCTTTCATCTGAAAGTTTAACAAATCTATAATCGTTATTGATACTTGGTCCACCAGGATTTACGGCAGCACCATCTTTAAATATATTACGACCAAACCTTGCAATCTCCTCTTGGATAATTGTTTGCATCTGAGTAAGTTCGCGTGCTTGTAACGCGCGACCACTATTGAAAAGAATGCGATGATAGTTATCACTATCTTTAAAATCGTCTTTGTATGTTGACGAAAAGACATTTGAAGTAAACGTGGTTGGCATTATTCTATTATCCTAAAGTTGTATGACTATTTTAATATCTTCTGTTTGGTCTGAGGCACGTGTTACTGCTGCCCTATTATCTATATATAGCAAATCTCCAGTAAGACTTTCTACCTCTGGTAACACTAGCGATGAAGAACCATGAAGAATCCCTTCACCATTACCGTCTGTTTCTTCAACGGTTTCTCCATTCGTAAAGTTTCCGTATCCTGTTTCATCATTTTGATGATACCAAACGTTTGTACCATCAACCTTATCAATAATACCTTTTATACCAGAACTAAGACCTATTATATTTTTATCTGGAGTAAATGCATCATCTCCACTTGCTCCGGAAGAAAAAACTAATTGTTTCAAAGCAATACCTGTTGCTGATGTAAATAATGTTCCTTCCGAACTATCTAAAATATTTCTAAACAACCCTACCTGACGGAAATCGTTTCCTACTACAAAATCATTACTTTCTGTTCCTGCAGGTTTAACTCCTAACATAATATTAGATGAAAGTAGGTCTTGTCTTGGGTCTGAACCAGCACCATTTTTAGGAGCAAATATAGGTCTTATCTTAGCAGGTTTTGTTGGCGAACCGCCTGACTGCGTTACAATTGCGTTCGTATATCCTGAACCTAAACATAGTGTTGATGCGCTATCCTGAGCATCAACTTTAGAAACAGAAGTTCCAGATAGTGCAGCAACTGCTTTTGCTTTTGTACCATCACCAACAATCGTTAATGTTGGAGCAGAGGTATATCCTTCTCCTCCAGAGTCAAGAGCATAACCTATTATCTCTCCGTCAACTGCTGCGGTTTGTACTGCGAGTTGTTCCGTATCTGATGCCTGAGTTCCTGAACCAATTTGTTTCTTAACAGGTATGAAGTTAGCTGCCATAAATTTACTAGCGTCTAATGCAGAGATAGAATATAAAAACTTCCATCCATAATCGTCTGAAGTAATAAACGTTGTACCGCTTGTATTACCAGAAGGTTGTACTGTAGAATTTAGAGCTTCTCCCTGAGCATTTTTTGCTTGTTGAACGCATATATAAACTTGATTATTATCATTCATTACATAATAAGGTTGTGTTGGATATCCTGATGTTTTATCACTATACGCGGAATATATTGTACCTGAACTCCAATTGTGTCTTGGAACAACGAACGATATATCTGAAACTTTCTTAACTGACTGAAGTGAATTTCTAAATAATCTTGCTTCAACATCATGATTTTCTACAGCCGGAGCAGTGTCTGTTGCGTTCCAATCATCTGACCTACCAATACCAATATAGTATTTATTAGATGCTGAATCATTAAAGTCATTCAATAATAATTGAATCATTTCTCTTTTAAATTTACTTGTTACTATTGCCATTTTATGCTACCGTTCCACCATAAGTTGATTGTATTTGCCAGTGATTTCCGTCCCACAATAATGTTGCGGTCTTGTGTTGTGCTAATGCGATTGATGCTCCAAACCCAAAATTAGAATTAACCTGAGTTGTTGTCGCTACTCCTGAACCTTTGTTTGTAAGTATTTTTATTTGTCCTCTAACTGTTCCGTTCGCAAGTGTTGCGGCAAGAGGGGAACCTAAATCGAATACCGTTAATGTCTTAACAAGAGATACCTCACCAGCTGCCCCCTGTGTTACGGATTCAAATGCGAAACCAGATGCTATTGTAACAAGTCCTGTACCTTTACCTGCAATATTAAGTCCAACATTAGTTGAACCTGTTGATTCTAATATAGGATTATCCGACGCTTCTGTACTTGTTATTTTTAAATTATTTACTATGGGATTGTTTCCTGACAGAACAGGAATAGTCAATATTGTATTACCGTTTCCGTCGTTTATACTTGTTGAAATATTAGGAGAACTTATAACAGGAGTTGTAAGTGTTTTATTAGTGAGTGTATCTGTTGTTGTTCTAGCAACTAATGTATCTGTTGTTGCAGGTAATGTTATGGTTACGTCTGCGGTTGAAGCAGGGCCAATTAGTGTTGCTTTATTCGTGCCATTATTTGTGCCTTCTAAAAATTCTATCTTACCCGCAGTAGTTGCAGTAGGACTTAATATAGGATTTGTTAAAGTCTTATTAGTAAGAGTGTTTGTCGAAGTATCTAAAACCACATTACCTGATGCATCTGGAAGAGTAAGTGTTCTATCTGCGGTTGGGTCTGTAGGAACAAGAAATGTCTGGTGATTATTAACAGAAGTACCGTCAAAGATAATACCTTTATTAGTTGCGTCGAATGAAACATTTGATGAAAGAGTATCTCCCCCTAATATAGCATAGAGTTCATCAAAATTTGCTTGAATCTTTGCTGCACCCTGACGAAGAGTATCACCTGTACCGTCGTTTGCGGCACTCCCTTTATTTAATGTTTGTTTAGTCATTAATATATCCTAATTCTTTATTCTATTTATATACTTTTTTAACTCAAATGACCGAGATTTAATAAATATTGGTCTGAATCTGAACTATAAAATACGTGTCTATCTTGGTCTAACGTCTCGAATGAGAAGTCGTTAGATAAGTCCATACCATTTGTTCCAACTTGGTCTGAATCATCAAAGGTTGGTGAGGTTGCAAGTTGTGCTTCTCGTAAACTATTATATTGATTATTCATATCTTGTAATGATATTGTACTATTATTATCCAAACGTAAATTAACCATCTCTGGTCGTATTCTACTTAGTATTCCGTCTGAGTCAAAATTAACATCATCTACAAGTGATGTATTATCAATCGTAGCGAATGTAGCAAATGATGCCTGACTGTGTACCGCCAATGGTGGAGGTGGTTCAATTGTTACAATTGGTGCAGAAATAATTTCTGTTGCGGAACTTATTATCTGTACTTGCGAACCTAAAAATGTTCCAGCAGGATGAACAAAAAGTTTGTATACATCTTTCCATTTACTTTGTGCTAGGTCTGTCTTAATAAGTATAGCATGTTTCTGATATAACTTATTATTAGTTATAAACTTTTGACTTTCTGCTCCTATATTATCACCCACATTAAAAACATTATTTTTGGTGTATATAACTTCAGGGTCTACTCCAAAAAATGTTCTAAAGAACTGTTGTATAGAATACTTAGTACCCTTTGACCTAAACAATACATTAGAGTATTTTGATGACGCACGTTTATCTTGAAACCCTTCAAAAAAAGACTGACCTAATAACAACTCGTCTTCAATAAATGCGAGTAAGGATAAGTCGGTCTGTGTTATATCTCTACTTTTATATAACTCATCAATAAGTCTGGAGGGTGATTCTGAAGATTCTTCAAATTCATAGTATTGATCAAGAAGTGTAATTAACTTTGGATATTCTTCACGAAAAAACTCTGGTAATATTTCTTTAACGTGATACTTCCTTACAGAAAGTTCTCTTCTGTCTAAATCGTTTAGTGTTATATCACCAACAGAAGACATTAGTTAGTAACCCCAGAAGCAACATCAACTATTGAAGTAAATGATTTAGAGCTATCATACTCAATAATATCTTGTCTGAGGGGAGATATAGCGCTTTGATTAGCGGGAGTTACACTTAACTTAATAAAGTTATCTGAACCTATAAACGCATCAACTTGAAGTCCAACAATATTTACTACATCATTAGAATAATCTCCGGAGTTATCAACAATTACAATCTTTTGAACCGTATCAAATATTTCTAATTTGTTTGTATTCAGTCTATTCCTTATTATACAAGGATTACCTCTGAAGCTAAATGGACTAGACGTAATTGTATAAATCAAGTCATCATTATCAGCAATAGGAGCTGCATACCTTATCTTATGATTTTGTATAGCTGTAAGAGTAGGTGTGAACCTTCTTTGCATTTTTATTTCTTGACGTGAAGAAAGGACAGCTGAACTTGAATTATCAATTAATGTAAGTAGGTTTGATTTTCTGAACGATTGACCAAACTTACCTGTTATTCCTGCAAAGTAATCATCTATGACTTGATTGACGTTACTTTGAATTGTATTTCTTGATAGTGTTGTTAGGTTTTCACTAAACTGAAAAAACGTTGTTGTTTCTATAAATGTTTTTATAGGGTCTTGAAACTT